CACGCATACCGTGCTGGCGTCCTTTACCGGCGGCACCACCGGCAACGTGCCATCGAAAAACAACGGCACCGGCTTCCCGGACTACTCCATCACCGGCGCGCTGCTCAATCTCAACGACGTTCATGTTGGAGATACGATCGGCTTTGTGGCGCTTATGAGCGACCTCAACGACGGGCCGGACTCGTTCTTCATCGAGGCGGCACCGGCGGCAGTCGTGACCCCATTGCCCGCGAGCCTGCCGTTCTTCGCCGCCGGTCTTGTTGGTTTGATTGGTCTGGTGCGCAAGCGCCGCTCCAACCGGCTCGCGTAACACAAGTAGGCTGACGTTGCTTCCCGCTCCGTCAGCTCACAGGCCCGCCGGGATGATACCGCCATCCATCGGCATCCCGCCCGGTGGGCCACCATGATTAGACAGCCATGATTCCTCGGGATGCCGCGGCGAAGTCTTGGCATCACTTCTACACCACCCGCTATTGGCTCCGCCGGCGGCAGTTGCAGTTGACCGCGCATCCGCTCTGTAAATTCTGCACTGACCGCGGCGCGGTCACTCGCGCAACCGTGGTCGATCACGTCAAGCCGCACCGTGGCGATTGGAATAAATTCTGTCTCGGCGAGTTGCAATCACTCTGCGCGAGCTGTCACGACCGCTGCAAACGCTTCATCGAAACCCGCGGCCACAGCATCGAGGTCGGCGACGACGGCTGGCCGATAGATCCTAATCACCCGGCAAACAGGAGTTGAGCCATGGGGCTTGCAATCGTGGATGGGCCGACCATCAAGGCCGGCGAGTCGCTTTCGGACGGTGCCGACTGCTCGGGCGGAACCATCGTGCGGGTCACGGTGCCGCAGGAGTTTACACCGGCAAACCTGACGTTCCAGGTGTCGAGCGACGGCAACCTGTACAACGATCTATTCGGGCCGGACGGCACCGAGGTCACGCTTGTGGCGAAGCCGAACACCGGCATCGTGATTTTGGAGCGGTGGACGAAGTCGATCGGCTTCGTGAAATTCCGCTCGGGATCGCGCAGCCATCCGGTCGCGCAAGCCGTTGACTGCAAATTCGCGATTGCTGTCGAGACCATTCCAGCGGCCTAGCTGGAAATGAGGAGGACTGCCATGGGTATGCGCCAGCGCCAAGGCGATCTCTATCCCGCGCTCGATGAATCCTACGTCGATTTCATGAGCCGCTGCGGCGACGAGCTCGGCGACCAGGATGTCTGCCAATTGATCTGGGAGGATGCCTGGGACGAGGACAAGGGCGCGGCCAAGGACATCTGCTTCAAGACCCACGCTGGCCAGGTCAACGGGCTGGAGTTCGTGCTGTCGGACGAAACGCCCGACCGCATGGACGATGTCATCATGTCGGACGCCTGGGATCTGGCATCGTTCCAGAAGAACCCGATTGCTCTGTTCAATCACAACAGCAACGCGCCGATCGGCAAATGGACGCGCACGCGCGTCGTCGACAAGCAGTTGCGCGGCCATCTCGAGCTCGCGCCGGCCGGCACCAGCGACCGCATCGATGAAATCCGCAAGCTGATCGACGCCGGCATTCTACGCGCCGTCAGCGTCGGCTTCCGCCCCAAGGAATCCAAGCCGCGGCCGGAATCCGAATACGGCGTGTTCTTCACTAAGGCTGAATTGGTCGAGACCAGCCTGGTCTCGGTGCCGGCAAACCCGAATGCGCTGGCCATCGCCAAGTCGCTCAAGATTTCGCCCACGACCATCGATCTCGTTTTCGCCGGGAAAGGCAAAGGACGCGGGATCGCACGGCGCGGGCTCACCGGCGGGCAAGCCGTTACGTCATCACAGTCAAGAAAGGGCGCGACCATGTCGCTCGCTCAGAAGATCAAAGAGAGAGAAAATCTGATTCTCGAAAAAACCGGCAAGCTCGATGCGCTGCACGATGCCGTCGGCGATGGCGATTATCCCAACGATCTGCTCGAGACGGTGCAAAAGGCAAACGCCGAGATTGCACACGACAAGGAAATCCTGGCGACGCTGCGTGATAGCGAGCGCAATCTCGCCGTGACCAGCGACGACGGCGGCCGATCGGCGGTGACGAGCAAGGGCAATGGCAACGGCTATAGCGCAGCGCAACTGCCAGCGAGACCGTTCGGCCTCGAACGGAAAAAGCTCGATCCGATCGGCCTATTTTGCCGTGCCGGTGCCTTGAGCCTGCTGGCCCATCACGAACGAAAGCCGGTGCAGGAGGTTACCCGCGCCATCTTCGGCGACGACGAACCGCTCAAGGCCGTGGTCGACTGGCAGACCAAGGCGGCCTCAGCCGCGGCCATGACCACCGTTACCGGATGGGCAAAGGAGCTGGCGGTTCAGGTCAACGTCGACTTCATGGAGATCCTGATGGCGGCCTCGGTATTCGGGCCTTTGTCGGGAATGGGTATGTCGTTGAGTTTCGGCCGCAATGCAAAATTGATCATCCCCACGCGGTCGCGGACGCCAACGATAGCCGGATCGTTCGTCGGCGAAGGGTTGCCGATTCCGGTTCGCCAGGGCGCATTCACCTCGATCTCCCTGACGCCGATGAAAATGGCGGTCATCACCACCTGGACCCGGGAGTTGAACGACCATTCGATCCCGGCGATCGAGGGGCTGTTGCGCGATGCCATCGTCTACGATACCTCGGTCGCGACCGACGCCGTCCTGCTCGACGCCAACCCGGCGACGACTGTTCGGCCGGCCGGCATCCTTAACGGCGTCGCCGGATTGACGCCGACCGCTGGCGGCGGCTTCACCGCGCTGACCGGCGATATCAAGCAACTGTCGGGAGCGCTGCTGACCGGGACGCTCGGCAACGTGCGCAAGCCGGTTTGGTTGCTTAACCCGCAACAGGTCAACAGCGCATCGTTCGCCATCGCTACCGGTGCAGGCGTGTTCCCGTACCGCGACGAGATCGGCCAAGGCCGCCTCGGCGGCTGGCCGTTCATCCAGTCCGGCACGGTGCCCGCGGGCACGGTCATTGTCATTGACGCCGCCGACTTCGTTAGCGTCACTGGCGACGGGCCGCGGTTCGAGATCAGCGACCAGGCCACGTTGCATTTCGAAGACACGACACCGCTCGATATCAGCACGTCGGGCTCGCCGAACGTGGTCGCTGCTCCGGTCAAAAGCATGTTCCAAACCGATATGCTGGCCTTGCGCCTGATCCTGCCGCTCACCTGGGCAATCCGGCGAACCGGCACGATCGCTTGGCTAACCGGCGTCACTTGGTAGTCTGAACTTTCCAACAACATAAAGGAGGTCCACCGTGACCGATACCGAACAGACGGCGGCCGCGAAAAAGAAGCTCGCAGACGAGAAACAGGCGCGCGAGAAAGCCCAAGCTGAGCAGCGCGAAGCGCAGGGTGCAACAAAGCCGACGCCCACTCAGGCCGAGAATGATCTCGCGGCCATGGGCGTCCACGTGCTCGAGCACGAGCCCGATGGCAGCCCGGACCCGAATGAGGCGCAGACCAAGCAGGCCGAGGCCGGCAAACGCGGCAATTATCAAACAAGGACTGCGTCACCATCGACATGAACGTTCGCGGGTTTCTGGCCCGCATCGCGGGCCAGCTCATCGGCAAGGGTGAAGGCGATTACCGGCCAGGCCCGTATTATCTGCCGGTCACCGGCGGGTGGTTGCCCGCCGGCGTTGCCGATAACTGGTGGCAGCAGGGCTACACGCCGACCAGCCTTGGTACCCAATCGGCCATGGTCGAGGCTTGCGTCTCGGCCTACGCCCAGACCGTCGCCATGTGTCCCGGCGATCATTGGCGGCTCAACGGCAAAGGCGGACGCGAGCGCGTCAAGTCATCGGCGCTCTCGCGTTTGCTGCGCCATCCGAATGACTATCAATCGATCTCCGACTTTCTGCTCAACGCGACGCGCTCGCTCTACCTCGAGGGCAACGCCTATGCGCTCGGGCTGCGCAATTCGCGATTCGAGATCGACGAACTGCATCTGATGGACCCGCTGATGTCGCATCCGCGGCTCGCCGACAATGGCGAGATTTTCTACCAGTTGCACGGCAACCAGGTGATCGATAAACGGCTCGGAGGCGAGCCGCTGATCGTGCCGCAACGCGACGTCCTGCACATCCGGCTACACACGGTGCGGCATCGCTGGCCGGTGCCGTTGATCGGCGAGAGTCCGATCGTTGCGGCTTATAGCGATATCGGTGTCAACAGCGCAATCGCGAGACAGCAACTTGGATATTACCTCAACGAGGCGCGGCCGTCGGCGGTGCTCTCGACCGATCTCACGCTCGACAAAGACCAGCTCCAAGCGCTGCGCGACCGCTGGAACGAGCAGGCCAAGGGTCTGCACCAGGGCGGCACGCCAATCCTCACCGCTGGATTGAAAGTCCAGCCGTGGGCGGTGAGCGGCAGGGATGCCTCTACCGCCGAGATGATGAAACTTTCGAACGAGCATATTGCGCTCGCGTTTCGGATTCCGTTACAGATCCTCGGCCTCGGCGGCTCGACCTTCTCGTCGACCGAACTCCTGATGCAAAGCTGGAAATCATCGGGTCTCGGCTTCGCGCTCAATCACATCGAGGAATCGATCGGCCTGCTGTTCGATCTCAAAGGCCAGCCCGACGAATACGTGGAATTCGACACCGACGCGCTGCTACGCTCGGCGATGAAGGATCGCGTCGAAGCGCTGGCGCAGGGCGTGCAAGGCGGGATTTTCGCGCCGAACGAAGCGCGCAACCTCGAAGGGCTCGACCGCGTCGAGTATGGCGACGAGCCGCGCGTTCAGCAGCAGGTGGTTCCCTTGAGCCAGGTCGGGAAGATCCCGGCCGCGCCGGCGGCGCCGCCGCCTCCCGCAGCGCCGCCGGCTCCCGCAAAGCCACCGCAAAAGGCCAACCGCGATGACATTGCACGAGAAGTCAGAAGCCTATTTGCCAACGCCGATC